TAGCGCTCGACTTCGCTGTGTATGACGTAGCGGAGTGTGCGTGTGGCAGACACTGTTCTAACCCCCATATTACGCTATAGATCCCTGCGCCCTGTCGCTGGGGGTGGTAGGGGGTCGCTGTAGGAATTTGCCCCATGTTTCTTGCACATAGTTTGCACAATGATAGTTGTTTGCCGTGATATTTATTGTGAGGCCTGGGCTGCAGCCATGAAGAGCGCCGGACTACCAAGCCGTTTTTTTCTGGGCATGCCTCGCGCGCGTAGATGGGCAGAGGCTGGATGTATTTTATATATCTGCACTCACCTCACCGTTAGCCCAGCTCAGTGTTATGCTGCCTTGATTAGCAGCTGCGTCTTCCTTCTTATCCCGCAATCCGAATGGCTGGTTCCGTGCGAATGTCCACTTCAATGTATCAATCTCTAACCGCCTGCGTTGCACCTCTGCATTCATAAGCTTTGGGTCAATGCTTGCTGGCAAAGGCGTAATAGCTAAGTCTATAATGTGGTCGCCATAATACTCTGCCTGCAGTGTTCTGCCCTTGCGATATATCTCCCACAGCTTGTCGTCTTTCTGTACAGCGTAGGTCACTGTCCGATAGGCAGGCATGTCTTTATCCTTACAGATCTGCACAAGTGTTTCACCTTGCGCTAGCCTGTCAGCGATTACGTGCATAACTGTCTGCGTAACTTTTTTAGACAACTACTATCTCCAAAAGATAACAGCCCCTGTTGTTGGAGGACAGAGGCTGCTATAAGTTTCGACTTGGGAGGAACAAACGTAACTACTATATGTAGTCCTATTGTAGATAAATCTTACTAGATTTCGGTGCGTTCGTCACCCAGCTTATAATACAATCTCACTAGCGCATCTTGATACCCAGCCTTTACCCTTCGAGGGTCATGCAGTCCCAGCAGCCGGGCAATCTTAGTGTATTGTGCGCCACGTTGTCTGAACGCAGCACTGTGTGCAACAGCCCACACAAGCTTTCTGTCATCTTCTGGCATCATTGTTGTGAGCCGCAGCGCTGTATCAAAGTCATCTATCTGTTTGCTTGTGGGCTTCAGTATTGTTTCGCCTTGCTGCGTCCAGCCATACCCATGCCAATCGAGCGGATAGTCAGGCCAAGCAGAAAGCTTTGCCTTTCTAATTGCAGCTGGCAATCTTCTGTCAGTCTCTGCTGCTTCTAGAAACAAACTGTGCAACTCATTTATATCCATAATGGCGCTCCAGCTGTTTGATGAAATAGCGCCGCTCAAACTCTGACATTGCATAGACGGCTTGCATGGTGTCTTTATACCTATCAACGCTATAAGAGCGCCTGAGCGTCTTTAAAACGCGATCTAGACGGTATCCCCAGCTATTGTCCTGCCTGCGCTCAATGGCACGGCGATAGGCTGGCTTGGTATGCTTGGCAGTTTTAGAAATGATTCGCTGAACGTCAGCTAGCTTAGTAGAGCTATTTATATATAAGCTATCTATGGGTAAGCTAGCTTCATAGCTAGCTAGCGTAGCTAGCCCCTCGTCAGCAGGCTTGCTGATTTTATCGTCATTGCTCATTCCGTCAACCCCCTTATTTGGTCAGCCATCTGCTGCAGCACATAAGGCTCTGTTAAAACACCATAACTTTTTAAATAATCCGGCAACCCTGAGCGCATATGCTCGAAGTCAGCCACATAGTCACTGCAGTATCTGATGGCCGGGATATCCCACGCTTCTGCAATCAAGAATATGCCCATGCCTTCAAGTGTGAGCCGCCTGTATTCCTGCCGGGCTATCGTCATGGCCTGCTGTTCTGTCATTTCTCCGGCACCCAAAACAGCTGCGGGTCATCACCCTGGCAAGCGCTGTCCCACACAAACCACGCCATAGCTGTCTTGCCTGAGCCATACCACGCTGCGTCATGGTCACCCCGAATCAAGGTCAGCCTGTGACTGAACACATAGATTCTGGCAGGCGGGTTGCCAGCAAACAGACCCCAGTACCGCTTGCTGCCTTCCAAGAATGCCAGACGCAACAACCAAGCATGCTTGGTGCAGCCAAGGTCTATGGCTTTTTGTATGAACTCCTGAGCCAATTTATATGGCGGGTTGGTGATAATGTGGTCAGCTGCGCGCTCAGGCTCCAGCAAAAAGTCCACATTGGCCAGCGCGTCCATGTAGCCGTAATCGTTTAAATCTGATGCTACAACGTCATAGCCTGCCTTTTCACAGACCTTGGCTATGGCGCCGTCACCAGCTGCAGGCTCCCAGATAGTTTTACCGAACCGCTCCCGGCTTAACAGAGCAGCTGTGGCATTGGGCGGTGTAGGATACCAATCATCTTTCTGTCTGTTGGTCATCCTGTGCATTCTCCGTCATCTGCCTGACAAAAAAAGCCCTCAACATCAAATACAAAATCACCCTGCTTTTCTAAATTTTCCTTTATTTGCTCATAGGAAATTCCATCACGGCGAAACGTATGGCCAAACTCTTTTTCTAAGTTTGACCACCATTCCATCTTGTCAGGGTGATCGCGCCACATCTCTGCCAGTTTCAGCTCACTTTTCAGAAAACAACCATCGCAGTTGGATTGCGGCGTAATCCCATTAATCAGGGGTAGCTGAAGGTCAAAGGCTAAATTCTGTTTTGTCCAAAATTCAGCCACATCGTGTTTTGTTTCGTGCGCTTCAAAAACAGGAAACCAATTCGTCCATCTTTTATCGATACTTTCTTTTACTCTTCTTGATTCATCCGCTCTAATACCAACGGTGTTTGTCCAATATTCCCACCCGCAGCTAACCAAAAATCTTTTGATAGTCAGAACTTTTAATTCGACTGTGCATTTACGCCTTAATGTATTTGGAATATAACGATTTTGCCTTATTAAATCCTCAAAAGGCTGGCCATTACGACTTGCTTGATTATGACCAACAACTTTGAATTTTGGCTTTTCTTTCGTGAACTCCAGAAACGTAACTGGCACTCTCCATCGCGTTGAACACTCATGAACGAAATCCAATGTTTCTGGCATTTCGCGTCCAGTATTAGCAAAAACCACTTTGCACCGTTCTGGCAAATCTCCATTTGCCTCTAATATCTTGTGAAGCATGTATCCAGACGTTCTGCCGCCGCTAAAGCTAATAAGTACGTTGCCGTCTGGCAGTTTGTATGCATTATCAGTCAAGCCCCAGCTCCCTCAAGCTCAGGCCGTCCCCGGCGTCCGCTATATCATCCCAGATCTCATCCAAGTCCCTGCCCCGGTTCTTTGGGGGTTCATACACAGGCTGCTTGGGTTTTGTTTTGTAAGGCTTGGTGACAGGCTTGCGCTTTGCAGGCTTGGCCTCTTTGATAATGCTTTCGGTTGTAGCAAAGCGAAAGCCACAAGACTTACATTTTCGCCTGCGTTTTACAGCCCTGCCATCAGGGCGGCTGTCCAGCACTTGTGTAGATTTATTGCACTTGGGGCATTGCATGCAGCTGCTCCTCTTCATCCTCTGTGGGATATCGATAGCCCCGGCCATCGCAGTCTGTGCAGTCGCATATAGCTGACTTCAGATAACCGCCATTCATGAAGTCAACCACAGCCACCTCACCAGATACTGTGCCTGTACCCTCACAAAAATCACACTCAATGACTGTGTCCCACACACCGGGCTTGGTGCTGACTTTCATGTAGTTTGGCATCAGCCCCCCTTTGCCAGAGCAATCTGCTCCAACCATTGTGTCTTAGCGTTGTCTCTCAGTTCTATGTGGTGGCTCAGAAAAGCGCGCACCTTGGCCAGCTTGTTCAGCGTTGCAACGATACACTCGCAACCCTGCAGCTGCTCTTGCATGGCCTTTTGATTGGCAGACAGTGTGCCGCGCTTGGGCGCCTTCAGCTCTATGAAGATAGGCTTGGGCAGTCCGTCCCAGAAATACTGCTGGCGCACAAATATCTCGATATCAGGCCAGCCGCTTTTCATGCCCATAGCCGCCAGTTTTGCTTTGTAGGCCACATGCCGCTTGCCTTCATTTGGGCTGTGATGAAACACAGACCCGGCAGGCAGTGCATGGTCAAGCCATTGTGACACCAGCTTGTGCAGCTCATCTTCAGTCACCCGCTGACCCATAAAAATCATTTGGCTGCACAGCGCCGTTGGTGACGTCCATGATCCTGACCATGTATTTGTTGCTGGGTATCAATGACTGTGGATGCTGGCTTGGCAAACACCAGCGCCGCACGACTGTTGCATGTGATGCGCCTACAAGCTTGGCTAACGCTGCAAGTGATAGGCCGTTCTGTCTTCTGTATAAATCAAGCTTCATGCATAGATAAGTAACATAGTTTGACTTTTACAGACAAGTCATTTACTTACTAAAAGGTATTGTGACGGAAAGGGACAAATGTAAAATGGTAGCTTATGCAAACACACAACAGCATGAAGAGTTCGTCATGGGCAATAACCTTGATCAAATGATTAGACGCAGCGGCATGACCAATACGCAGGTCGCTGAGGAAAAGGGCATCAAGCGCGAAACCCTGAGCCGCCATAAATCAGGCGTCATAAATATCTCACGGCAAGACGCAGAGGAATACGCGCAAATCCTCAACTGTTTGCCTCAGCAAATTATGTATCAGTCCAGCCCAATACCCTGCTTAGGAAAAATGGCTCAAACAAAAGCTGGTCAATGGCACATCGAACGCGATCCAACTTCACACTTTTTTTCTGACCGGGAAACAATGCCTTGTTTGTTTTTAAATGCATATTTCCAACAGTACACTGTCTGCCTGCAATGGCAGGAAGAAATCGAGGGAATTTATGAGTGGATGGCTGGTGCTTATTTTATATTTAGTATGGACAAAGCGCGACATTACAAAGTTGACCAAGAGGCTATCATGAACAACGCCATCAGCCGTAATGCTGAAACAGGGAAATTAATGTTGGGTAAAATTTACCCGCAGCCTGGGTCTAAAAAGTTCACAGTCTACAACGGTGATGGTGAGTTTGAAACTTACAAAGATGTAAAATTAGATTGGGCAGCACCTTTTATGAGCGCTGTATTTAGACCAGACTTGCGCCAAGCAGAAATTGTAGAGGTCAAAAAAGACGATATGTTTGGAGGCAAGTTTTGTAATGCTGGGCCGCATTGGAAAAAAATAAAAGACTTTAAATACAGCTAATTTGTCGCCTGTATGATTATCATTTGACATAATAAGTCACACTATGTAACCTCTCTCCAAGACTATTGGAGAGGGGTTTTTATATATGGGCTTCCCAACAACACCCACATGGGCGTCAACAAAGCATTATCTTTGGCATAGCAATCCTGAGAGCAGGCCGCTCTGCCGGACTTACTTTGACAAGTGTTATGTCCGGGTAAAGGTGAGCCTAGCTTGGCGCATCATCAAGGGCGAGGTCGAGGGCGACAAGGATTGGGCGCGTCATATCATTAACCTATATGACAATGACAATGCAAAGATGATGTCAGGCCGTACAACCCAGACACAGGCTGAAGATGTACTGCTGGGTGAAGGTGACATAGAAGAGGCTATAGCCAAGGGCGCTGACGCTTTTAGCAAATACAAGCCGCGAGACTGGGACAACGGCAAGGACGAGCGTCAGCTGGAAATATGCCGGGATGAATTTGGCGAGGTGCTGCGCGCTGTTGTCGAGGGTGTCCGGGATGCAGCTGCACAAATGGGCTTGAACCGTTTGGAAGGCGAATCTGAAATCTTTGCCAACCTGCCCGGCGTTACCCTGCCCTACAATGGGCGTCCAGATTTTAGCAAACAGATTGAGCTGAAGACAAAGTGGTCAAGCTTTGACCAGCGCGC